CCTCCTTTTTCAAAAACGCTTGAATGCGTTTTTCAGCTTCTTTCTTCGTTGCTTGAGATTCGTTGTAATCAAAAAAAGCACCGTCAAAAACTTCTGGTTTTACCCCAAATAGTTTTTGAGAGTGCTGTCTCAATTCATATAAAAAGAATTTTGGTTCCTCATTCGTTGGAGCATTAACGACTTTTCCTAATTCCATTTTCTTATCTGTTTCTGCCATTTTATTTCACCCCGCTATTAACACCAACATCTTGAAGTGGTGTATATTGTTCTTGTTCATAAAAATAACGACTATCCCAAGTTAATTGGATAATCGCTACTCCATTATCTGCGATTCTTGTTTCAATGCGGATAATTCGCACGTAATCGCCTATTTCAGCGCCGTTTATATCTACTATAGGTATTATATTTCTTTTTTCTCGAACAGCGTCAGCAATCCGTTCTGCTTCAAAATTCGCCTGCTTCGAATCTTGATGAAATAACTTAACGGACAAATTATAAGTCTTTTTAAAAGTTGACGTGGTATCGTTGCTGTCGAATGAGAAAGGTTCCGGGAAATATAAGCATGGAACCGCGAAATTTTCAGGTACTTCTTTTGTGTAAACCTTACAAGGGAAAAGTTTATAGAAATAACTCATAATCGATGCAACTTCCGGATTCAATATATCACCAACTTTACTTGAATGTTGTATCTAACCAGTCTTGCGCCTTCTTTTCCAAGCTTTTATGGAACACTTTTTCAAAGATTGCGAGGGCGTTGTCCCAATAATGGCTACCTTCGACCCATTGTTGCTTCAACAACATCCCTGTCTCGGCGTCTGGATCATAAACAAAACGATCCCCTTCCCAATATCCCGGGACCCAACGTCTGTCTTTACCTGAATCAAGACTGATAGTGTTGTGCCCGTCATTTACATAAGATGCATAATCAAGATTGGTCCCGACTTCCAAGGTTAATCCTCCATTGGTAATGGACCAGACATTTTCAGAATCACCGCGATTGAAAGAGTTTAATAAACGTCTAGTGTCAACCGTTTCAGTCCGGATGATTTCATCTTGAACAATGTCTAAAAACTCCATCCCCATTCCTTCAAGCCACAAAGACATTTCTTTTCGTAGGCCACCATTCGCAGCTTTGTTCAATTCTTTGATGAGCTTATCCAATCCCTTTATCATAAGTTATCTCTCCTAACTGCTGTCACTTCGATATGATGATTTCGAACCTTTTTAGGGATTTGGAGCTTGAATTCAATCCCATTCCAAACCACTTTGTCATTCTGTCTTACATCAGCATTCGGCAAAAAATGAATCAGAAATGATTGAACGACTATTGGATTTGGATCGCCTTGCGTGATGGTTTGGTTCTTTTCCGTAAAATAACAAGGAACATCGGCCAGATCCGGGGCCGCATTATAAGTAAATTCTTCCTCCATATCAGTACCCGGAATCCCCCATGAACCACTACTTTCATTTTTCGTTAGATGGTAAACATCACAACGATGGATGAGTAAGTTATGGTAGCTCATAAGGCTCTCATCCTAAAATTCACGGATCCATCTTGGACATAGCCTGGGATTATATACTCTTTCAACAAATGGTAAACGTCGGGCTTTTTTATGCTCTGGCCATCCGAGAGAGTATAAGAATAATCGCCAATCTTTTCACTTTTGATCCCTTTTGTAATGGATTCGTCGCTATTAATCAACGCGAAAAACTGGGCCATTTTCAAAAGAGCAAGTTTCGCTTTATCGGGTAATGGATTATATGACGAAAAATCATGGCCGACAATTCTTTCGATTTCCACTTCCGCTTCTAAAATGTCCTGTTGCAGCAACGGTTCCGGTCTTTCTTTTACCACATCGAAAACAGTGTAGGCGATTAGATCAGCAGGAGTGATGAGCATGTGCTATCACTCCTCTTTAGACGAATTGCTTTCCTTTTGTGGTTTCACTTCTTCCAAGTCTTCGTATTTACTTAACAGCTCGTCTCTCTCTTTCGCTGATACTTCAATAGGTTCATTTGCATAGAAAAAGCGCCCGCCACCAATATGAAGAGCGCCTTTTTTGTGTTTATATTGAATTTTCGGCATCTTCATTACCCTCCTAAGAAATTAAAGTTTATCACCATTCATCCATGCCACTGCATCCACTTCGCGAACAATCGCGTCTAAATATGCATATAGCACATGATAAGTGGCATCTTTGGCTGCTGCAGTTGCTCCGTCTGCTGTACGGATATAACGCAGTTGACGAGTAAACACTGGTTTTAAATTACTCATCGGTGTTAAAGCAGCAAATCCGCTTTGCATTTCCGCTACGACTTCAACAGGATATCCTGCCAAACGAGTAATTTTCCCATTTTGCAATACGGCATCACCGAATCCAGTTTGACGTTGGGAAACCATAGCAACCAGCTTGTCATTCGTTTTTTGAGTAATGAACCAGGTGATGTCAGAAAAACTCTTATAACGTTCCGGAAGCAATTGAATATGATTCACAAAGTCAAGGATCGTCGGTTCGTTAGCAGCCAAATCTGTTTTATATGGAGACTGTTTCATTTTCTTTACGAACCCGTCCAAAATGCTTAAGAATGGATCCGGAATCGTAGTGGTTCCATCTTCCGCAAGGGTGGTCGCTGCAGTATCACCATTAAAAATCAAATCTTGCAAATCTACCCCAAATTGTTGCTGAATCATGCTGATGACTTTTTGTTCAACGTTATCTCCACGAGCTGAAATGGAGTAATACACATCATCATTTTGCAACCATTCATCCCATTTGACCTTTTTTACAGCATACGGGATTTGGCGGTTGGCGATTGCCCCTGTTCCTGTAGGAGTGTCGTTTTTACCTGCCTGACGGATTTTACGGCGTCCAACAGACAATGTATCAATATTTCCGGCTGGCACATCCCGATAAATTGGTTGTAGTTTCGGAAGTGTGGAAGCATTATTAATCGTGTCAACAAGAAAAGCTTCTGCATCACTAGTAGCCATTGGAATATCTAAATTCTTTTTAATTGTCGCGATAGTAGATTCTTTCGTTAAAATTTGTTGATTTGTTGGCATATTCATCATCCTTTCTTTTAATTAAATAAACGCAAATATGACGGCCCATCAGACTTTTGAACTGTTCCAGATCCATCAGTATCAGCTTGCTTTGAAACGCCACGAGCTTTTTCGACCGCTTCGAGACGTTCCGTGATAGGAGCAAGCTTAGTATCTAAAATTTCACTAAACTGCTTAGCGATATCCTCTTCACCATCTGACCCAGTACCTTCTTCTTTTTCGATAGCCTCCAACCGTTTAGTGATTGGCGACAACTTTTCATCCAGCATTTTTTCAATGTCTTCTTTTTTCACTTCTTCTTCCTCCTCTTCTTCAAGAGCTACTAATTCAGCAAGAGCAGCGTGCGCATCTTTGATTTTCTGCATATTGGCAGACGATATTTTTTTACCTGCTTTTTCAACTTTTTCTGGCGGTTTACCAACAGCTTTTGCTATGTTTTCGGAAGTGAGTAAATCAATTAAGATGTCAGATAAATCCTGTATTGCTTCGCGAATTTTTGTTTCATCGTTCTCAAATTCGTATTCATCTGTTTGCCAATTGTAACGACGTAAAACGGATTCGAACGAATCAATAGCAACCCAAAAACGATTTGCTTTTGAACGTTGTTCGTATTGATCCTTCACAGCACCTTTTTGGACATCTGTTTTCCCTGTAAAAAAGTTTTTGAGCAAATTAAAAAAGCCCTTCACTTCGTCATCTTCATTTGACTTCGTGACAGGCTTTTCTTCTTGTTTTTCTATTACCTCAGCTGTGCCGGCCATAGAGTAACCGGTGATTTCACCTTTTTTGATTTCCTCCCAGATCTCATCACTGGCTTTTGTGACGAGCACCCATGAGCCTTTTTTAATTTCTTCCTCGCCGATCGTAAAATCAGCAGGAGCAATATAGGATTCGACCACTTCCCCTACGCCAGCATTAAAATCATGTTGTTTGTCAATGTTTCTCGCATCCTTCAAGAATTGGTGAGCCGCTTTTTCGATTTCGGCAGCTGTCATGAAATCTCCGTGTGCATCTACCACATCCGGTTCATAGACAACACCATAGACTAGTTTTTGCTCTTCCTCATCCTTGTTTATAAACACCTTTACCTCTTTTTGAAAAGTTGGCTGCTTTTCAGATTTTGTAAGGAAAAATCGTTTCTGATTGGCGCCCTTGTCAACATAGGAGACATGGGTAATATTGGCGTTAATTAATTCTCTCGGCACAATGATTCACCTCCTTTCGATCTTTACTTTTAATGCAGTCTGAACAAATTCCAGGATGCTCTTCATATTCTTTGTCACTTAACCAAGCACGGCATTTTTTACAGAAACCAAGTCCATTCGCAATCATTTTCTAATCACCACCTAACTA